TGTAATGCCTGAAGTTCTTCCCGTGCAACGTGCGTTACTGGTTTTTCGCTGCCGTGTTGCGCAAGCCAGCGAATGGGCAGCTCCTGACCAGAAACCGGCAGGAGCATATTCTCCTCAATCTCCGTCATGTCTTCGCCGTTGACGTTGGTATTGTCAGTACTGGCTGGTTTCTCCTGCACGGAGGGAGAGGGCGCGATAAGTATCATTGTGATACCATCTTCTCCGCCTTTTTCGTATCGGTTGCAGAATTCAGTATCAAACACACCTTCCGGTGGAAGGTCATTCACAACGGGTAAATGGACGCGGATGGGTTTTTTAAAATCCTCTTCGTCAAATCCGGCATCGTCCATTGCAGCAATGCAGCGTGAAACCGCAACAGAAAGTTTTTTTGCCTCTGTCCAGAAAAAGCCGCCTTTGATGCCGAGGCGTTTTCTGGTTTTATCATTTTTCGCGTCGCAATACAGAGCGTAATTTTCTTTATCAGTACTCATTGATAAACCTCATAACTATTTTAAGGTTGAGCGAACCCCTGCCATTGCTGGCATAAATTCAGTTTCGAATAGTCAGTTAATTAAAGTTCGTGTGCCATCTGGTCTTTTTCGGCACAGATTTCACTACAATATTTTTTCATTTCCGTCGTTGGTATAACTCCACGCATGAAATGAAGTGGTCTTGTAATGATTTTGCTTTCTTCAATTTCTTTATTGCAAAGGTGATAAGCACATTTCATTTTCTTAGTCATTACCATGACTCCGCCTTTACAGGTAAACCATCACGGCCGAGGAAGACTTTAATCATGCAGTCAGAAATGCATGTTTTTGTAGTCAGGCTACGAATATAAAGTTTTCGCTTTTTAATATTGTTTGCCGAGGCGATATATGTCCGACCTTCATGAAGAACATAATCGCCAGGAGTCACACACTGACGTGGTATTTCATCAGTTCCGAAGTGATGAGCAATCATAATTATCTCCTTAATAAATTTCTCGTATTAAGAAAATTCCAGAAAACTATTTAATACTCAGCAACTGCTCGACGGTCATATTTTTAATTGCGCTTCGGTTTACAAGAGTCCAGCCCTGTTTCTCCAGATAAAGGCGGAAAGTGTCCAGGGTACAGACGAGAGCGCCATCAGGAACGGTTTCAGTGAATTCGACGTTGCCGAATTTGTCGAAGCGAACAACCAGAGTGCGCCCATCGCCCGGAATGATTTTGTTTGTGGGAGTGGTATTATTCTGGCGTAGCTCTGCTTCCATGCGGTCGAACTCAGCGATGTAGGCCTCTTTGAATGCAGCGGCTTTTTTGCCAGTGAAACCCATCACCAGGAAAACGAAGCCGTTTTTGGTGATTTGGTACATTGGGAGTTTGCGCCCGGTTGAGTCGGTGTATTCACTTGGCTTAAAATTAAGCTCAGTGAATTCTGAGGAACATTCCAGAGCTTCAATTTTTTGAATGACGTTTTTATGCAGCTTGCGGAAAAACTCTGCAACTGCAACAGACGTAGTGACAGCACGACCATTTTCGATGGTTACGTCAGGGTGAGAAAGGGTAGGGATAGTAGCCATGATGGCAGCCTCTAGTGATAAGTTGGTAAACTCACCACCGGAGGTGCAAATCTCATGGGTGGTGAGACGTACAGGGTTTGCACTACCGGTCACTAGAGAATCCGGCCCGCCCGAAAACGGCCCCATACGCCCCACCATAATCTGAATGTGGCTGCGCTTTACGCATAAAAAAACCGCTTTGGCGCGGTTATGCGCTCTAGTGATCATCGGGGTGCAAATCCCGGCACCCGTTTTATGAGGTGCAGGTGCACTATAATTCCACCCGTTCTGGTTTTCAATAGCTACATCCAACATTTTCTCTCACCTTTCATCACTGAAGTGAACTTTGTTGATGCGGTGCCTGGTGCCTCCAGGTGACGTTAACCAGTTAACAATTAACGCCGGATAATCCACCCATAACACTGATGCTTTTAACTGTGCCGCGTGCGCTCAGCCGCATTCACCGCATCACAAAATTCACTTTAAAAAGGGGCGGCAGGGCAGCCACGGAGTAGAACTGATGCCGCCAAGACTACACACAGCAATGTCGTTATTTACAACCGGAGGCGCACTCCCACCATTTAAATTTAACAGACAAACCGACTCTTTATGGATATCGGAAATGCGCCTTCGTGTTGTGCCCGGTTTTATTTCACCACCTCCGGGCTTTGGTGGCCTCGGCTATACCCCTACAGCAAGAATATTGAATTAATCCAATAAATTGTTTAGCTGGTATTTTTGGCAAGCCAGCGACGTGCGCCAGCTTCGGTTTTAAACGATTTGCTTTTGGTATACGTCATGGCGGTGAATGTGCCGTCCTGATTGGGAAACACGCCACATACCAGAGATTCGTTGTTGCCAAGATCGATAGTATCCATGTTGACCTCATTTCCCCTTAACGCCGGGTGGCGGAACTAAAACCTACAGCGCCGTGCTGTTCTTGATGGGAATATTAGTAACACGGATATTTTAAGTCAACAGTATGGAGTATGATGTTTTTGATTTAGTAACTATGTAAATGTTTTTTCAAGGGAAAAATATTAGTTACACAGCTGATTTGCAGAAGTTATGGCACAAAAAAACCGACTAAGACGTCGGTTTTTTTGTTGTGGATAGGGTAGTGAGTGGTGGCTACTGGTTACGTTTCTTTAGTGCCAGCATGTTCTCGAAGGCTTCCTCATAGAGCTTGTTTAGTCCACGTAGCTGGTTAAGGAGTTTGGCTTTTTCTGACGCAGGTAGAATCTCGAAGAGGTTAAGTAACTCTGCCTGTTCTTCATTGACCAGCCTCCATCCTTTGCCTGAAAAGCTATCATCATAAGTATCTGATGATCTTACATAATTCATTAAGTCTTTAAGGTCTTCTCGAATGTCCTCTGGTTTTACCTTTAACAGAGCCGCAAATTTTAGCGCAGCGTCGGTATTTACCGGTATCTTGCCGTTCAGATACTGGCTAACGGTGCCTTGAGATTCGAATCCCAACAACTCAGCCGCCAGCTCTTGAGTCAGCTTCAGCTCTTTTTTTCTTGCATTCCATGCGGCTTTTAAATTCTTGCTCGCTTCTGGAGTTGCAATCACTTCGCGTGTTTTTTTCATACATAGAGTTTATTTGTTTTACCAATATTATCAAAGATAGTCTGACTGTTGATCTTTAAAATTAGTGGAGCTAATATTTGTTCGAGGCATAACGTAGAAGGTTGGCTATGAACTTAAGAGACTATTTAAAAGAGAAACATATCACCCAGTTACAGTTTGGGAAGCTAACGGGTTTATCTCAGGTGCATGTAAGTCGAGTGCTGGGGGGCTATGAAAGATTCAGCCCTGAAAAAGCATTACGTGTTGCTGAAGTAACGAATTTCGAGGTTACACCTCATGAACTCCGGCCTGATATCTACCCGAATCCGACCGATGGTTTACCTGTTGGATGTAAGGCTAACACACCAAATGCACAGGAGTTGATTCATGAAAATCAGGCATGAGCACATCGAATCAGTGTTGTTAGCCCTGGCAGCCGAAAAAGGGCAGGCGTGGGTCGCTAACGCAATTACTGAAGAATATCTGCGCCAGGGGGGCGGCGAATTGCCCCTGGTACCAGGCAAGGACTGGAACAATCAGCAGAATATCTATCACCGTTGGTTGAAAGGTGAAACGAAAGCGCAAAGGGAAAAAATTCAGAAACTGATCCCTGCGGTTCTGGCAATTATTCCGCGCGAGCTGCGTCACCGACTCTGCATCTTCGATACCCTGGAACGCCGTGCATTACTGGCGGCGCAGGAAGCGTTGAGTACGGCAATTGATGCGCATGATGATGCAGTCCAGGCCGTTTACCGGAAAGCGCATTTCAGCGGCGGCGGGTCTTCCGAAGATTCTGTCATTGTTCATTAAGCAAAAGTTTCCATGCTGTTTGTGCTTATTCTAAGCCACCGGGCAGCATCATACGGGGCAATTATGGCCGCATTACCATACATGCAACTGTACATAGCTGATTACTTGGCTGACACCATGCATTTGTCAGCAGAGGAGCATGGTGCGTATTTGTTGCTGATGTTCAATTACTGGCAAACAGGAAAGCCAATACCTAAAAACAGACTGGCAAAAATTGCCCGTCTGACTAACGAGCGATGGGCTGATGTTGAACCATCCTTGCAGGAGTTTTTTTGCGATAACGGCGAGGAATGGGTGCATCTTCGGATTGAGGAAGATCTGGCATCAGTCAGGGAAAAATTAACCAAAAAATCAGCCGCAGGAAAAGCATCTGTTCAGGCCAGAAGAAGCAGAAAGGAAGCAGATGTTCAAAAAAAACAAGAGAGAAATTTAACAGGTGTTCAAACAGATGTTGAAGTGGTGTTTGAACATGATGTCAACACAAAGGCAACTAATAAAGATACAGATAAAGATCTAAAAACAGATCCCCCCCTAAATCCCCCCCGGGGGAATCGAGGTGTCAAAAAGTTTGACCCTCTGGATATTGCTTTGCCGAACTGGATTTCTGTCTCGCTTTGGCGTGAGTGGGTTGAATTTCGCCAGGCATTGCGAAAACCGATTCGAACGGAGCAGGGCGCTAACGGGGCGATACGGGAGCTGGAAAAATTCCGCCAGCAGGGTTTTACACCCGAGCAGGTGATTCGACACAGTATCGCCAATGAATACCAGGGCCTGTTCGCGCCGAAAGGTGTTCGACCTGAGACGTTACTCCGACAGGTTAACACCGTTTCGCTACCGGATAGTGCGATCCCGCCAGGCTTCAGGGGGTAACAGACCATGAAAAATATTGCGACAGGCGGCGTTCTGGAGCGTATCCGCAGACTGACCCCACCACATGTAACCGCCCCATTCAGAACGGTTGCGGAGTGGCGTGAGTGGCAACTTGCTGAAGGACAGAAACGTTGCGAGGAGATCAACCGCCTGAATCGTCAGTTGCGGGTGGAAAAAATTCTGAATCGCTCTGGCATCCAGCCGTTGCACCGTAAATGCTCGTTTGCGAATTACCAGGTGCAGAACGACGGCCAGCGATACGCGTTAAGCCAGGCGAAATCCATCGCCGATGAACTGATGACCGGGTGTACAAATTTTTCGTTCAGCGGAAAACCTGGTACCGGGAAGAATCACTTAGCGGCAGCTATCGGAAATCGCCTGCTGAAAGACGGTCAGACAGTGATTGTGGTTACCGTGGCTGATGTTATGAGCGCCCTGCACGCCAGCTATGACGACGGGCAGTCAGGCGAAAAATTTTTGCGGGAGCTGTGCGAAGTGGATCTGCTGGTTCTTGATGAAATTGGCATTCAGCGCGAGACGAAAAACGAGCAGGTGGTGCTGCATCAGATTGTTGATCGCCGGACAGCGTCGATGCGCAGCGTGGGGATGCTGACAAACCTGAACTATGAGGCCATGAAAACATTGCTCGGTGAGCGGATTATGGATCGCATGACCATGAACGGCGGGCGATGGGTGAATTTTAACTGGGAGAGCTGGCGTCCGAATGTTGGTCAGCCAGGAATTGCGAAGTAATTTTTGTTGGAGGACGTTTTAATGGAAGCTGTATTTGACGCACTGAAAGCAATGGGAAAAGCCACGTCGGTAGAACTGGCTGCGCGACTTGATATCAGTCGTGAAGAGGTACTGAACGAGCTGTGGGAACTGAAAAAGGCTGGTTTCGTTGATAAAAGCGTATACACCTGGCGTGTGGCTGATAACAACGTTCAGCAGGAACAGCCAGAGCAGGCAGAACTGCCGGAAGAAACCACCACGGCAACAGTCGCGAAAATTTCGGAGTGCGATTTAACTGCGGCGATTGAACAACGCGGACCACAAACGGCGGATGAACTGGCTACGTTTTTCGGCATCACATCACGCAAAGTGGCTTCAACGCTGGCAATGGCAATCAGTAAAGGTCGTCTGATTCGCGTTAATCAGAACGGTAAATTTCGTTACTGCATGCCGGGCGATAATTTACCAGCAGAGCCGAAAGCTGCATCGGTAGCGGAAACTGATGGTAAAGCCTTTCCTCAGCCAGCCGGTGTTGCGTTACCAGTACTGGAAGCTGCAACACAGGAAGATATTAAAACCGAAACTGTGGCGGACATTGTGCAGTCGTTGCCATCGTTTACTGAAACGCAAGCGGATAACCTGATTTTACCATCGCTGCATATAGCAAATCGTGAACTGCGTCGGGCGAAAAGTCATGTCCAGAAGTGGGAACGAGTCTGCGCCGCGCTGCGGGAGCTGAACAAGCACCGGGATATTCTTCGGGATATTACCGCGACCGGAGAGCTGCAGCGGTGAGTGGCTGGAAGAAGTGGTACGAGGCTGAAATCATGATACTCCGGCAGTGTGCGGGAACGATGACGGTCGAAAGCATTGGGAGGCTGACCGGTCGTACAGGTGATGCTGTCAGAACGAAAGCGCGGGAACTGGGTGTCAGCCTGATGTTACGGGGTGATTATCACCAGTCAACAAAATATCCGCAGAGTGATATTGAACTGGCGCGACAGCTGCATCAGCGTGGCGTACCCAGGAGAGAAATCGCCAGAAAATTTGGAATGCCGTTGCGCACAGTGAATAACTACGTTTATTTCGACAGGAGAGTTCAGGAGTGAGGGTGAGAGTTTATATTGCCGGTCCAATGACCGGGTATAAAAATTTCAACCGTGAGGCGTTCCACAAGGCGGAAGAGGAACTGAAACGGGAAGGGCATACAGTCTTGAACCCGGCAGTACTTCCGGATGGGCTGACACAGCCGCACTACATGGATATTTGCATGGCAATGATTCGTTGTGTGGATGCGATTTACATGCTGAAAGGCTGGCAGCGGTCAGCAGGTGCTAAGGCAGAACTGGCGCTGGCGGAGAAACTGGGGCATGCAGTTATTTTCCAGGAGGAGGTACAGTGAATATCGACGCAACAATGACGATTGGTACGGCCCTCAATACGGGGTTGGCGCTTCTTGGTTGGTGCTACATCATGTTCTGCTCATGGCGGTGGCTGTCACTGATGTTACTGAAAGAATGGAATAAACGCTGTAAACAGACGCAGCGGCAGAAGGCAATGAATGCGTTTTTTGAGACCTTCGATATTGACAGTATAGAACCAGGAGAGCCAGCTCGCGTGATTAGCAGAGGTGACGTTGTAATTCTTGTATACCGGAGTGAAGAGAAAGCATAATCCAAATCTGAATAATTAAATCCAGCACTGTAAATAAAATTTAATCCTTAACCGGAGGGATTTCTGCACCCTCAGAACATCAGGAGGCCGCCTGAAAGGGCGGTAATGAAAATGACTGAATTAACAAAAGAACAATTAATCGAAGAAGCCAAATTAAAAATAGCGATTACGAAATGCCACCCCAATTCAGGGATGGCGCGAGTAGAGGGCGAGTTATTCAAAATTGCACTGGCATCGCTGGAAGCAGAGCCGATAGCGTGGCGATATCGCTACGTGAAAAAAGGTGTTATGGACTCTCAGGGGGAGTTGTGGGTTGGTGACTGGAAATATGTACCGAAAAAAGAGGATTGTAACGACAGGCCGAACTATGAAATTCAGGCCTTATTCACTGCCCCACCAGTCCCGGTTACATCAGAAGAACTGGTTAAAGCTGTGCACTTTTATGAACAACTAAAACGCGAAAATCCACCAGCATCCGGCAACCAGATTAATGGGTTAACTATGCCGGTTAAACGACCAGCCGACTGAAAAACGGAAACCTGATTACAGATTCCCAGATAAGGCAATGAGCTACCTGGCGTAGAGTGGGCTGATAAGTATGGGGAATGTTTTACGATGAATATTTAGACTAAAGAGTTTGTAACGCTATGTAAGTGATTTTTTCTGGTTTAGATATTTATATGTCCGGCCAAATTGAGGTGTGTTTAAATGTAATTGCACATTGATTGTAGGGGGAATAATGAAAAACGCATTGCAGTTTTTGTTTGTTGCGTTCTGGTTGTTCGCATCATGTATGCCCATCATCTTCACAGCAAGGTATATGGAAAAAATTGATGTTTTGATATTAATGTTTGGACATATAAATGCCCTTTTTTTAGGGGTGTTCATGGCGGTCACGTGCATTGAATACTGGCGGTAAATACAGCGAACGCTATTGGTTTAGTTGGATATTTACTGTGCCGGACAAAAACGGTTTGCAGGGAAATCTTAGTTAAGTAGAATGACTGTGGGTGCTTGAGGCTATCTGCCTCAGGCATGAACACCAAAAGGCAGATAGAGAAAAGCCCCAGTTAACATTACGCGTCCTGCAAGACGCTTAACATTAATCTGAGGCCCAATCTATGCTTCACAAACGTAGGTTAGCCTCTTACGTGCCGAAAGGCAAGGAGAAGCAGGCTATGAAGCAGCAAAAGGCGATGTTAGTCGCCCTGATCGTCATCTGTTTAACCGTCATAGTGACGGCACTGGTAACGAGGAAAGACCTCTGCGAGGTACGAATCCGAACCGGCCAGACGGAGGTCGCTGTCTTCACAGCTTACGAACCTGAGGAGTAAGAGACCTGGCGGGGGAGAAATCCCTCGCCACCTCTGATGTGTCAGGCATCCTCAACGCACCCGCACTTAACCCGCTTCGGCGGGTTTTTTATTTTAATGGGGGTAAATTTTAGCCAATCCTTCTATTTAACCGACCAGGGTTTGTTGATTAGCTGGTATGCCTGACTAGAATCGATTCACTTAATTAGCGCGCAGGGAGAAGAGGGATGGACCCCGAACAGGGGAGTGCTATTTATCTGGAAGGATTCTGTTGATGAAAATCGAAGAATTGCGTGAAATTTTTAGTGAAAATGGCCTCTATGCTGTGCGCGTTGAGAATGGAGACGTTATCTACACAACGTTAATTCCTGATGATCATGTGATTTTATCTATCGAGGCATTCATTGAATACCTGGAAAGGCTCGGTTTCAAGGTGGTTCGGGAATGAGTTATAATTCGTAAGCCAGCCTGAACAACTGGCAACCTACAGCGCCATTGGAGATAGCAATGGCGCATATACAACTGGTCAAACAAACTTCTTCTGGTTTACTTCTCCCGGCGACACCGGAGAGTTGTGATTTTCTGCATCAAATCAAAATAGGCGAGTGGATACACGCTGATTTTAAGCGCGTTCGTAACTACGCATTCCACAAGCGTTTTTTCAAACTCCTGCAACTGGGATTCGATTACTGGACTCCGGTCGGTGGGGCGATCACGCCTCGAGAACGAAAACTGGTTTCAGAATTCGTTGATTACCTGTGCGAGTCAGTAGGTCGGGAACATACTCCAGCCCTGAGTGATGCCGCAGAGCAATATCTGAATACCGTTGCGACACGCAGAACCCGGGATACGGCATTGCTAAAGTCGTTTGAGGCTTTCCGCGAGTGGGTAACCATTCAGGCCGGATTTTACACCGAGCATTTTTATCCGGACGGTAGCCGTGGGCGCAGGGCGAAATCCATCGCGTTTGCGAATATGGACGAAACCGAGTTTCAGCAGGTTTATAAATCTGTGCTGAATGTACTGTGGAACTGGATCCTGTTCCGTAAATTTTCCTCTCCGGAACAAGTCGAAAATGTGGCCGCGCAGCTACTGGAGTTTGCGTAATGGTGGATTTACGTAAAGCGGCAAAAGGTCAGATGTGTACAGTCAGAATTCCTGGCTACTGCAATCACAATCCCGAAACGTCCGTGCTGGCGCATTACAGGCTGGCGGGGACGTGTGGAACAGCGACAAAACCACACGATATGCAGGCGGCAATTGCCTGTAGCTCGTGCCACGATTTAATCGACGGGCGGGTAAAAACCAGCGATTACACCAAAGAAGAATTGCGCCTGATGCATGCAGAAGGTGTTTTTCGTACGCAAGAAATCTGGAGAAAGGAAGGTTATTTATGATTTACCCAACAAATACAGGCAAAAGCGGGGAACACCTTCGTCTCACCACGCTGGAAAGTGTCTGGATTCAGGGAAAACTGCGCATGTGGGGGCGCTGGTCGTATATTGGCGGCGGTAAGACGGGAAATATGTTCAACCAGTTGCTGACCTCTAAAAAGCTGACAAAAACGGCAATTAACGAGGCGCTCTGGAGGATGAAAAAAGCAGGTCTGGACAAACGTGAACTTGAGGCTTTTTTGCGGGATATGATCAACGGCAAGCAAAAAAGCTGGCTGGTGCATTGTACTGATGCAGAGGCGTTATGCATTGATCGTGTGATTAGTGAAGTGCTGGCAGAACACCCAGGATTGATTTGTATCCTCCGGCAACGATATGAAGGGAGGGGGATGACTAAGCGAAAAATGGCTGAATTGCTGAATGATTCACACCTTGAGTGGTGTTACGCCACGTGTCGTAATCGCATAGATGCGTGGTTGAAAATGGCAGAGTTTATGCTCTATCTGCCGATGCGTGATGCATTCTCTTCCGGGGATCTAAAAACCGTCTGTTGACTCAATCTGTTATCCGGGGCTATATTCCTCACGCGCCAGCAAAATCTGGCGTCGGGATTAGCACCCCGGATATCGAAACGGTGCATAACCGCGCTGGCGGTTTTTTTATGCGCTAAGCACAGTCACATTCGCGATTTATGGCGGG